ATATAGTCTTAGAATTACCTAATAACTTGTTTAATTTAAAAGAAGAAACTAGATGGTAATAAAGTTTAAATATTACTGGTAATGTTAATTTAACTTATATCACTAGCATGAAAACTTATAGAAAATACAATAATGTTTTCACAGAAATGTTTCCCTGGTTGAATCTTTAGTTTGTTTAAGAAATACCATTATATCATGAATTATTTATTTTGACATCTACTGATGATGATTTATGTAGTTATGATGGAGAGCTATGTTATTTAAAATTCGAAATAGATGGTATTTAAGTTAATTTTGATGTTGTTCCACCTAATTATTTTGAAGATATTGAATTTGTTAAGAAATATACTTTGGTAGAGAGTTATGAATTTTAAAAAGAAAGGAAATTAGATATGTCACCACTTAAAGCAAGGAGAACGTATTCTATGTTTTTGAATAATTGTATTTAATTAGGCCATTTTCTTAAATATCAATTAAAATTAAACTTAAATAATTGGTAAGTTAGATTAGTACCATATTTTTAAATATTAAATGATTAAATGCATTTGACTATATTATTTATTTAAGTTATATTGGCATATTTTGTTATCATATTTTTATGGTATTCTTTATTTAGTTTAGAATTTTTTAATGTTGAAATAGTTGTGAAACCAAAGTGGTTAGGTAGATAAACAAAAACATTATCATTTAAAGATATAACAATACCCGCTCAAAAGAAATTAATTTAAGTTAAATAATTATATTCAAAAATATAACATCTTAAAGATTCTTTAAAATTAGCTAATTATTAATAAACTGTAGATTATTAAAAAAGAATAACCAGTTAAAATAAAGTGGGTTGGGCAGCAATTAAATATGATATCTTAAAAGATAGTTAAATTGTAAAATGGTATTAATCAGATGTATTAACTGGAGCGTGGGCTTTCTTACATAGATAAGGTTGTCAAGTTTCATAACCATAAGTTAGTTATTTAAAATAATTTAAAACAGTCTTTGATTAAATATACTAACCTATGAAAACTGAAATTATGACTAAAATTGCTACTTAATAGTTTATTGTACCAAGTTTTTCAGATTATTTATAAACTAGAACACCAGATAGAAGAGCAGAATTATTGAGAGGAACAAAAAATTTCAAAGAAAAACAATATGTCACAAAAAATTTTTAAACCTTCTCAAAACCTTTTGAAACTTCCATAAAAGATTCTAAAACAGTTAGACCTAGAAATTTAGTTAATCCCAC